TAGGTTCACAAGCAGAGAAACTGTTTATGACTCCTTCTGGAGTTGTTGGTTCCATCGGTGTTATTGCAGTTCATACCGATGAGACTGAAAGAGACAAGCAGGAAGGAATCAAGAGAACAGTTCTTACTGTTGGCGAGAATAAGGGAATTGGTCATCCAGCAATACCACTAACTGATGCTCACGCTCAGATTCAGTTAGAGCAGATGACTGAAATTTACGACGATTTCGTTGCCGATGTTGCCCGTGGTCGTGGAGTAACCGCGGACATTGTTAAAGAAACATACGGCAAGGGAAGAACTTATAAAGCTCGCGCGGCCCATGAGAAAGGTATGGTAGATGGAGTAAAGACAATTTCTGGAGTTTCCTCAGAGTTTATGGATTCGGTGTTCAAGACACCACATAGTCGTAATACAGTTAAACCGCAACAAGGAGCTAAAATGGCTGAGATTACTCGTGAGACTCTGGAGGTTCTAGGTCTTAACGAGGATGCAACGTCAGAGGACGTTCATGCAGCAATTACTGCTTTAAATGAGACTCCGCCGGAGCCTACTCCGTCTGTTTCGGATATTCCGGCTGATTTCGCAAGGCAGTTTCCTGAGCAGGCTCGTTTAATGGGAGAACTTCAAATGAAGTCTCGCATGGACGATGCTAAGATGTTTGCAAAGGGATACGAGCGTTTCTCAACTGAGGAAGGAAGTGAGACTGGTTTTGGTTTCTCTGGTCTTGCTTTAACTCAGGTCGAGGAGCTTCATCTTAAGATCACTGACGGAGTTGTTACTCACGAGGATCTTAGTGTTCTCCTTGATAACGTTGCTTCTGGTAACGCAGTTGTGAATTATGGTGAGATTGGTTCTAAGCGTGGTAAGGAGCCTGAGGTTTCTGACAACGCTATGGAAGCTGCTACCAAGCTTCGTGATAAGGCATATTTATTAGTTGCTGAGGAAGGTCTCTCCTATGGAGATGCACTTTCTAAGGTTTATGCCGATCCCGATAATGCGGAGCTTGTGGCGGTTTATCAAAACGCCACTAAGCCCGTTTATGGTTCGGGAGGTGACAATTAATGGCTGAGGGTGGAAATAGTATTCTTGAGCTTGGTTATGATGCAGCAGCAGCATTAACCAAGTATACGGCAGTTAAACTGAGTGATGATATGACTGTTACCCCTGTTACGGCAGAGGGTGATGTTTGGATTGGAATTACTCAGTTTGCTGTTACTGCTGGTGAAATCCTCGAGGGCAAGGGTGCAACGGTTTGGCTTCTTGGTACTTCCTTAATTAAGGTTGGTACTGGTGGAGTCACTCGCGGTACTCTTGGTGTTATGGATGCAGCAGGTTTGGTTGTTGCTTCTAACACTGGCGCACGTCCTCTTGGTATTGTCCTCGTGAGTGGAGTTGCAGGAGATTACGTTCCTGTGCTTCTTACTCCTGGCTTAGCTCTTATTCCGTAAGGGAGGTGAGATAATACTATGGCGTATGATCCCCAGCAATTGTACATTGATCCTATTCTGACTGGTTTCTCAGTCGGTTATCAGGAGCAGACGCTTTATGGTACTCGCCTCGCGCCGGAAATGAAGGTCGGCTCTAAGTCGGGACGATATCGCGTTTTCGATCGTTCGCATTGGTTAATTTATCGTTCGAGGCGTGAGCCTGGAACTGTTGCGCGGACGATTCAGCCCCGCAAGTGGAGTGAAGATACTTATAAGACCCAACAGCACGCGCTTAAGCAGATTGTTACTGATGAAGAAAGGCGCGAGTTAGCTTCTCAGGGTGGTCTTGCAGATGCTACCTTTGGTGGCGATCTACAGATTAATCCTGAGCGTGAAGCAGTTGAGGATACGGCCGGTTCGCTTTTGCGTGAGCATGAGCAGTTAGTTTCTAGCCGCTTCCGCAATACTGCAAACTACGCTGCTGGTCACACTACTGCACTTTCGGGTTCTTCTAAGTGGTCGGATTATACTGGTGGAACGGCTTCTACGTCTAATCCTGTTGCAGATATTCGCGCAGCAGCATTCAAGGTTTATCTTGATACCGGACGTTGGCCGAACACCATGATTATTCCGGTGGATGCACTTGGTATTATTGAGCAGCATCCTCGTGTTGTTGATCGGTTCAAGAACTTCTCGCTTACTGAGCCGGATGCTTGGAAGGCTCTTATTAATGTTCCTGCACCGGAGAACTTCTTCATCGTTGACTCGAAGTACAATGCTGCACAGAATGCTGATGCAGCTGAAAGTATTACTTCGTTTTGGGGACAGGACGTTTGGATCGGTCTTGTTGATCCTACTCCTGGTCAGCGTACTAAGACGTTCGCTAAGACGTTCGTTTATCCGCAGCCGAATGGTGAGATTCGCGCAGTTGATTCTTGGCGTGATAATGACCTTCGCGGTGATTGGTATCGAACGTTCTACGAGTACGACGTGAAGATCGTTTCTAACGTTGCCGGTTATCTCATCCAGACCGCTGTCGCGGCAATGTAATAGGAGGATATAAATGGCGACTTCTAAGGAAACGTATTACGCTTGGACTGATATCGTTACTGCGGGTAAGGACGAGAGTAGCCGCGAAGTTATTAAAGCTGGTACCAAGGTTTCTAAGTCCGATTTCTCTGAGGACGATTGGGATCAGTTAGTCGAGGCTCGTTCTGTTCGTACTTCTCAGTATCCCGATATGCCTGCCGGTTATGCAGGTTCCCCTAGAGATTTTAGGGTTGAGCAGATTAATGCTCAGTTAGAAGATGCAGAGGACCTTCTCGATGATGATTTAGTCAACGAGAGTCAGGCCCAGGACACCGGAATGACTGGTGAGCCTCCTGCTGATAGTGGAAAGGATGGGTAGGGGGATTATTCCCCCTACTCTATAACTCATGGCATTCGCATCCTTAAGCGACGTAAATAAACATTATCCTGATGATAAGTTTTACGTTCAGGATGCGGATATTCCTGAACCTGGGATTTATGCGGACCGTCTGATTCGTGCTCGTTTAGGTGGTATCGTTGATACTGACATTATTGCCTTATGGGTTAGTCCTGATACTACACCTGAAATTGTCAGGGAAGTTAGTGGACTATTAGTAGCAGCAAAGCTTTACGCCGAAGCTGCTGCCGAGGATGAAGCAGACGGTTCCGCATATGCCCAAAGTCTGTATGATGAAGCAATGAGAATCTTGGACGAAATTAGAGAAGGAGTTTCTGTAATTATTGGTGTAGATGAAATTCCGATTGATACCACATCTATCGAAGGTTCATTCTGGCCTGATAATACAACGCAGCCCTCCTTCTTTAAAGTTGCAGATCAGTGGTCTTAAGTGTCTGAATTCGGAGCAGTAGACGAACTAGTTGGCTCGTTTGCAGCACTAGAGATTGATGATCTATCATTTGAAGAAGCAGCAGTTAGATTAAATGAATTAGCACTTTACATTGATAATGTAGATTTACCACTTCGCGGAGCTAAGCGTATTGCCCGCGATGATATGAAGGATAGGTTTGAGTCTGAAACCGCTCCTGATGGTACTAGGTGGTTTGAGTTAGACCCCACATACTCCGAAAGGAAAGAAAGAGCTGTTGGTAGTAAACCGATTCTCACTAGAGAAGGTGCACTGAAAAAAGCGGCTACGAGTGAAGAAGCATGGAGTATTAGCGGGGAGTCACTTTTCTTTAATACATCATCTTTACCGGAATACTGGAGAGTTCATCAACAAGGTTCAGAAGGTTTCGGTGTCACGTTCGTTAAGATCATTGAACATACTGAACTTGTTAGAACTCCATCCGAAGGCGATCAAAATATTCCTCCGCGTCCGTTTATCGGTTTGAGTTCGGAAGCAGAAGGTAAGATTCTCGAGCTTTTCGATATTTGGTTCTCGGAAGGATTAGCACAAGCATCTAAGAAGTTTGCAATTTCGAGTGTGGGGACTTTACATGCGAGAACCCCGCAGGGACGATTCGGTGAAAGAATCATTTTCTAATGACTGAACTGATTTCTGACATTCACGAAGCGGTTGATATGATCGTTCGTCGTATGACAGAGAAATCAGGTTTGTTAGGTATTGAATTTGTCGGAGCTTATAACGAAAAAAGAATTCCAAAGTATCCAGCGGTTGTAGTCACTCCTGGTGACAAAGAAAAAGAACCACATGCAATGCAGACATTCGCAGTTTCTCTGCAATGTCAGCTTTATGTTTACCACGCAAATCTTACTCTCAACAAACGAGAACGATCGAGAGAGGATTTGCTATTAGTTAGCAAGATCGAAAAAGAACTAGAATCTGATTACGGCTGGCAAATTGATCCAAATGACCCACAAACTAAAAGACTTATCTTCGGATATGTCGCAAGTATTGAACCAGGAAATATTCAACCGCGTGGCAATAAGTCAGATTTGATTATTGGTACAAGGATGGTTTGGAGAGGATTATCTCAGCGGAGGTTAGTGATAGAATGAAGGTAAAGTTCCACAATCCAGAGTTTCCGAATGACCTCGAGTTCGACGTTGGTGGTCTTGTTCTTGTTAACAACAAAACTGTCGAATTCGATAAGGATCAGTTAGATAGATACAAGGCACAGCATGGAGTTTCTCTTAAGGATAGACTCCTGACAAATGAATATGCAACCGTCGATGGAAGGCAGGGAAAAGTTACTTATCTCCATCCGGCGGAGGATGAGCCAACTGAGACTCCCGAGCCGGAGAAAGAAGGTGATAAGTAATGGCTCCTGGAATTGGGGCAACCGGATTTATCGGTATTGCTCCAGAAACTACTATGGGTACGTATGTGGCTCCTACCACTTACGTTCCTGTTCTCAGAGATACGCTTAAGTATACTGAGGACAAATACTACTCGCCTCAGTTACGTCAGCAGGTGTTAGACTCAGAAGTTAAGCCTGGGTACTATCACATTGAAGGCGATATTGAGATGGAAGTTGATACCAACTTCATCTTGTATTTCCTCTATGCGAGTAGACACGCTATTGCTAAGAACGGCGCAGGTCCGTATGTTTATACGTTCACTCCGACTACGGCTGGTTCTACGTCAACTGGTACTGGACTGAATCAGCGTACTCTTTCTATTACCGCTGTTCGTAATGGAATCGTTTTCGGTTATACTGGCTGCACCGTTTCTCAGTATGAGTTCACGATTGATGGTGGAGTGCTTAAGGTTACGATGAGCATTATTGGTCTTGGTGAAGATGTTCAATCTCTGCCGACGGCCACTTGGGTTGCTGCTGATCTTCTTGGTGCAGATTCCCATAACGTGTTCCTCGGAGCTTCTGGCGTTTCTCCTACATTCAGTCAGGACGTTAACTTCAACGGATTCACATTCAACATCAACCACAATGCTGAGGCACAGAATCGCATCAAGTCTCAGCGTAGCGCAAACTACGTTAAGTTCGGAAAGACTGACTTGGAGATTCGTTCGCAGCTTGATTTCGTCAGCAAGACTGACTATGACGCAATGAAGGCTGCAACGACTAAGGCAATTAAGTTAGAGAGCACTGTTGGTGGAGTTGCTTACTCCGCTGCTACTGATGGTATTTCTCTACAAGCTAACCGCGTTGCTTACGATACTTATGATGTGAACGTGGAAAGCATTGAAGATATCATCATGGCAGATTTCGTTGGTCACGGCCTTGTGCAAGTTGGTGGCGACGCTTATTCAATCGGAGTCAAGTCAGCAGCTAACATCACGTAATTCGTAATACTACAGGAGACAGGAGTAGTAATGCCCGACGGAACAGTTTCACAAGAGACGTATACACGTGAGTTAAAGACACTTCCCCCTGATGGTTTCGTGGAGTTGAAGATGCTCCCTTATCACGATATGCTTGTTCGTCGTGATAAGGGAAGCATCATGGCTATGGAACAAATCGAGCAGGGGAAGAAGCGCGGAGAGTCCACTCCTAAGTTAACGATTGAATCGTTGCAAACTTGGGAGCGTTGGTACATGTTCAAAAACTGCATTGT